CTGTGACCAACATAACCAGCGTTACACTGCCAACTAGTGGTACACTAATTGGTACCAACGACACTGGCACAGTTAGTAACACTATGTTGGCTGGTGCTATTCCAAACAGCAAGTTGGCCAACAGCAGTATTACACTAAACGGCTCACTAGTTAACCTAGGTGATACAATAACAGTTACAGCCAATTTGGCCAATAACTTAACAGTAGGAACAGGCTTACAATTAGACAGCGGTACAACATTCAACGGTGGTTCTGCACGAACAATCAGTATTACTAGTGGCGTTCTAACAACCACTGGTACACAGACAGTGACCAACAAGACATTTACTGATAGTTCAACATTGTTCCAAGATGACGTTGATAACAGTAAGAAAATGGCATTCCAGTTAAGCAGTATTGGAACCAACACAACTCGTACACTGACAGTGCCAAACGTTGACGGTACTATTATTACCACAGGAGATACTGGTAGTGTAACTAGTACTATGTTGGCTGGATCAATTGCCAATGCCAAGTTGGCCAACAGCACAATCAGTGGTGTTAGTTTAGGCAGCAACTTGAACAGTCTAACAGCAGGTTCATTCTTGACATACAGTGTGGGCTCAACATTCAACGGTAGTGCAGCCAGCACATTGGCTGTTAACGCAACCAATGCTAACACAGGAAGTACGGTTGTTGCTCGAGATGCTTCAGGTAACTTTAGCGCAGGAACAATCACAGCCGCACTAACTGGACTTGCAAGTTCAGCAACAAACATTCGTGTTAGCGCAACTGATTATGTGGGTAATACAGCAAGTGCCGCAAATACTGTTGCACTACGTGATGGAAACCAAGATATTTTTGCCAACTTGTTCCGTGGTACAGCGACAACAGCACGTTACGCTGACTTGGCAGAAAACTATCTAGGTGATGTCAAGTACGAAGCAGGAACTGTTGTTATGTTTGGTGGTAATGCCGAAGTAACATTGGCTCTAGACGGTACACGTCGAGTAGCAGGAGTTGTTTCTACTAATCCAGCGCACTTAATGAATGAAGGTCTACAAGGCGAAACTGTAATTGCTCTAGCACTACAAGGTCGTGTACCATGTAAGGTCACTGGCAAGATCCGTAAGGGTGATATGTTGGTTGCCGCAGGCAATGGACATGCTCGCTCAGAAGAAGATCCAAAGTTTGGCCAAGTAATTGGTAAAGCATTGGAAGATTTCGACGGAGACAGTGGAGTTATAGAAGTAGTTGTAGGACGTATGTAAACAAAAATGCCCCGTAAGGGGCATTTTTATATCAAGTCAATAATATCAAATACTGTTTGCAATTTAGTTCTTATGGTCTTGTTTGATAAACTTGACCTAAGTCCCTGATGCAATGGTTTTGGTGTACCATCAATACTACACCAACTCCATCCTTGATGCTCGGTGCTGAGAACGGGAATAAATTCGTCATCTATAACACAGAGGTAAGTGTGAAAATTAAACACACTGTCGTTACTAACAAAGGTTTCTAAAGGAATTGCTTTTATGATAGATGGAGACTGGCCAATTTCTTCAACAATTTCTCGCTGAAGTCCTTGCCACGCACTTTCTCCCTCGATGTTTGTACCGCCAACAAGACCCCAGGTACCTCTATGTTTACCTGTGGCCTTTTGTAAAAGTAAAATACGTTTAGTTGACTTGGCGTAGAACAATGCGCCTGAACAAACAATCTGATCTTTCATGCAAGTACTTATTTAAAGTACAATGCGCCAAGATCCTTTCTGATATTCGCCTTCAAATGCACGAGTCCACTCGCCGTCCTCGTATTTGTATTGTACACCTGTGCGTAGGTTAGTTACATATACTACTTGATCAATAGTAGCAGCCTCTAATACAACGGTCCATTCTGTACCGCTCCACTCAATGATATCGTTGGCCTTGGCTACAAAATCGCTGCCGTTTTGATTTTTCCAAGCATCTGCTCCGTCGGTATTGATCACACTGCCAAGATCGCTTAACAACAAGTATCTAGGATTGCCAACAGGTGTGCCAGGATTGTATGTTTCAGGATTGATAATGGCATCTATGTTGCCGCGAGTAACCGCCCCTTCAATTAATGTATTGGTATTGTAAGTATCTTGATCAAAGTTGATGACCAACTTGGTTGAGTCTAGAGGATTAAGTGCAAGTGTACCCACAATCTCATTACCAGTAACTTGTTTTAAAAATATCTGACTGGATCCGGCACGAAATTTACCAGCGTATTGATCAAGTAGAATAGACCAATTTAGATCACCGCCTATTTTTGTCCATGCAGCGGCTGCATCATCACTAAGTGCTTGTACAATATCTTTTGTATTCAACAGTTCTGCGTAATATTGACCAGAGTCTTTGTTGTAATACACAAATATATCAAACCCACTGATATTGATTTTGTCTGTGACATCTAGACTGTAACTTTCGTCATGAATATTCATAATAATATCATGAATAACGCCCAATCGTTTGACTTTGCTAGGAGGACTGATAAAGATAGGAGTTTCTAATGTCAATGTGGCAATGTCTATGTCGCTGTCAATGCCCTGTGGAATTTGACGACTGCTGAATTGAATTCCTGTAATTTCTAAAACACTTAGGCTGGTCCAGTCAACATAGTTGTCTGTGGTCTGCAATTCTAAACTTGGGTTGAACAGCATTAAAATCTGTTCCATGATCTGCAACTTTTGATCGGTGTTGGTACTCCAAATGTCAACTTTTACTGTTAACTTGAACGGTGTTGGCATTAGTCGTTCAACTGTATATCCGGCGCCTTGTACTGGATCATAGCCTATGACATCTCCTGCACTATCTAGAACTTTTCTACGTTCTCGAATTTGTACTTTGCTAACGTGAGTAGAATCTGCCAGGCGAGTTCTATCTAGGGCTAGGTCTGAAATATACACTGCAATTCGCGGAGCACTGGGAATTTTACTTTCACTGTTGTCGCGAATAATACTGCCTACTTGACGAGTTAAATCACCATAGGTTACTGGCACAGTAACTTGTTTGCCGTCACTGCCTTGATACTTAAAACTGCTCATTGCTCGGACAATTTGTCCTACATAGCGTCTAATCTGACCGTCATAATACCATTGCATTATATATCCGCCTGTGGTTTAATTTTTCGTAGTGCCTTGCTGAGACTCTGACGTTGCTCAACGGAACTGCTATATGCAGTCCATCGCAATGACGTAGCATCTTGCGGCACGAGTCCCGTGGCCACTAGTAATTTATCGTTTATAGTAAATGCCAGTTTACCTTGTTGATTCTGCAAGGTGATTGATGTAGCCTTACTTCCCTCGTTTAACCATACTTCAACTGTCATGTTTTCAACATAGTCAATATCAGTAATTATATATGCACCCACAGGCAACAACTGGAAATCCACAGTATGTTCGCCTGCTGTAAATACGGGATTTCCTTGTGTGTTTACGGTCACTATGTCGCTGGCAATTTTATCAATACCAGATCGTTCTATGTTGTTGATAAATGAGGTCTTTTGAGTCTGACGAGTGTCGGTATTGGTCATTGTCATTCGCACATTATCTTCTTGTTTTACCCACATACTACCAGTCCACTTAAACAGTCTGTTGGGCAAATAATCTGTGCGTAAGAACATGTCCCCCACAAACGGCCCTTTTGGAAATTGTATTCCAAATCCAAATTGACTAGTTACACCCTCTAATAAACCATTGGGCGGAATTCCGTCTCCCAGCAAATATCCTTGATACCCGTCTCTAACGGGCGGCTGATTAACATCAGAAATATCAAAGGGTGATGCAAGATTTTCAGTCATGTCCACAGTGTTAACTGCTGGCAATCCAGTTGAGGGATCTACTGATAGTGTATAAAAATGACTAGTTTCATAGCCGCTGAGTGCCGCATCGCTTTCTGCTTCAGCAATAATGGCAGCATTAATCTGCATTTCTTTACTGTAAGTGCTCATCATGTCACGTACAGTTGTATCAGCATATAAGGTCCATGCTGTGGGATTAGGTGGCACTAATTGTGTGCCCACAAGACCCACTGAGTCTTTTACCACGTATAAGGTTCCGTTGTATCTAACAACTTCTCCAGAATAATATATCTTTGCGCTGTCAAAATCGCCGGCAAATGTATCTTCATCTTCTGGGCGAGTGAGAATGTCTTTGAATTCTTGGCTGTCAACAATGGGTTTTAATTTGAGTCTATATAGATGCGGATACCATACTGCGGAAAATCCTTCTGCCGCACGGTTAACATCGTCTACAACATAGAATCTTTTTAATGCACTTTTAAAATCATTGAGTGCATACTCGTCTTTTAAGTTGGGAAGTTCAACAACGTCCCCTGACATGACTTTACGACCAATTGTGTCAACACTGTTGTTGATATGCACAGTTAAAAACACTGTGTCGTTTTGTAAAAATAGTCCAAATTGACTTAAATTAAAATCAGTGTCCTGCGCACTGTACACACCGCGAAGATTGTAAATATCTGCATCGTACTTTCTGTCTCTATTTTCTAGAAACAGCACATCTTGAATAGTTGTTTCTCCCATGGCTTTATTGGGGTCTGAGGGGTCCTGTGGACCTATATATTTGTGCAACAAGACGTCGACACCGCCTACTTGAAACATTTCGTAGACAGTGCGGTCAATAAATTTGTAATCTGACCCTTTTTGTGGGCGGTAAAGTGATAAGCGCGGCATAGTATTATATTTAGCGTTCGATAAATACTATTAAAGCGACCCTTAGGACGAAACAACGATGACAAAACAAACAATTAACTTGGGTACACCCAACGGAAAAGATGGCGATTTAATTCGCGATGCATTTGATAAAGTAAATCAAAATTTTGATGAATTGTATAATACTACCGGAGTGTCTAGTCTAACAGAACTTGCCCAAGATTATGCGTCTCAGATGTTTCTCAACGGAACGCACAATGGCGTGGCAGTTTCGTACAATGATCAACAAAACAAATTAAACCTGACTGTTGTCGTAGACGGCGGCAGTGCTACTTCAACATTCTAAGGACAAGGAACCACAAATGGCAACACAAATACAAATTAGACGCGATTCGGGCGCAAACTGGACCAGTGCTAACCCAACGCTGGCACAAGGTGAAATTGGCTTAGATTTAACCAATAAAAAAATTAAAATTGGTGATGGCTCAACTGCGTGGACTTCACTTCCTTATTTTAACGAGCAAGAGACAGGCGGTGGCGGACTATCCGTATCCGACTTTGGTGAAGGTTTTACTGACGCATTAGACGATGGAAAAATTACTACCAGCAAACTGTACAATGAAAATCCCAATCCAGGACTTAACAATCAATACGAACTAGGTGTTACCAACGGTGGTGTGGTGACATTGCCAGATGGTAGTATCATCA